GGATCGAGACGGAAGGCAACCCCCCGACGGAGAGCCAGGGGACCGTCGGCCAGGTGACGCTCTCCCTGAAGAACGTCGCCGCCTGGGTGGACATCACCCGGAACCTGATGAAGCAGTCGGCGCCGGCGGCGGACAACATCATCCTGAACAGCCTCGTCAAGGTCCTCGCACGGATGATCGACCTCGCCGTGTTCCACGGCACCGGGGCGAACGGCCAGCCGACCGGGATCGCGACGGCGGCGTCCGGAGCGTTCACCGGGGCGACGTTCTCCTGGATCCTCGCCATCAGCGCCCTCACGGACGTCATGAACGCGAACGCGGAGAAGCCCGGCATGAACTGGGTCTGCAACCCGACCTCCTGGGGGGTCCTCAAGACCCGCGAGAAGGGGACGGCCGGATATCCGGTCTACCTCTGCGGGGACGACGACAAGATGGCCGGGTTCCCGGTGCTCACCTCGACGCAGATCACCGCGGCGTATCTGTTCTTCGGGGACTTCCTGCAGGCGATCATCGGCGAGTGGGGCGTCCTCGACATCAACGTCGACGACAAGTCCCTCTCGACCTCCGGCGGGATCCGCATCGTCGGCTACCAGAGCGTGGACGTGGCGGTCCGGCAGGCCGGCGCGTTCACTCTCGCCACCGACTTGTCGTAACGACATGGCGTTTTCAACCAGGACGGGGGGCAGTCTAATTGCCAGACTGCCCCCTTCGGGCAAGGAGTCGTCCATGAAAATAGAGATCATCAGCCGATGCAGGGTCGAGGGGAAGGAATACTTCCCCGGAGACATCGTTGATACGACCAACGGGATCGCGAACGATCGGATCGGGATGGGGCTGGCGAAGAAGTACGTGGAGCCGCCGCCGCCCGCCCCGGTCGATGAAGATGCCGTCGTATCCACCGCGCCGCCCGGCCAGATCGCCGATGGGGAAGCCGTAGCCGCTCCGGAGGGAAAGCCGAAAAAAGGAAAGAAGGGAGCAGAGTGATGAGGAAATATATCGCCGCGCTGATCGCGGCCTTGATCTTGATCCCCGTGATCGTTCTCGGGGCGGACCTGGTTCACTCGATCGCCGTGAGAAAGTCGATCGCGAACGCCCTGGTTTCCAACAACGACAACACCGACGGGTCGATCATCGATGGCCGCGGGTATCGGTCCGTCACCTACGTCATCGTAACGGGGACGCTCGCGGATTCGGATGTCACCCTGACTCCGTCGATCATCGCGGGGGACAACGATGTTCTGTCTGATGGCGCTGCGGTCTCGGGCATAGACCTCGTCGGAACCATCGCCGGAGCGACGTTCGCCGCCACCGACGACAACACCGCGAAGGTGATCGCGTACGGCGGGACGAAGCGATATACGAAACTCCGGATCACGCCCGCAGCCAACACCGATAACGCCGCGTTCAGCGCCGCAGCCATTCTTGGGCACCCGCAATACTTACCGACACCGTAGGGGATCGCCATGATCGACCTTGACGCCTTCGCCGACGATGTACTGAACACGGACGCCTTCGCAGTGGAGGCGACCTATAACCCTTCCGGCGGCCAGGGGAAGACGATCAAGGTGGCGTTCGAGAATCCATACTTCGCCGCGCAGGGAGTCGGGGAGGCCGGTGTATCTTCGTCTTCTCCCGGCGCAACCTGCAAAGCGCCGGATGTCGTGGACGCCGCCCGCGGCGATACGCTCGAAATCAACGACGTGACCTGGTACGTCGTCGACGTCCAGCCGGACGGGGATGTGTTCACCGTCCTGATCCTGTCGAGGGATCCATAAATGCCTCTGAAACGCGATCTCATCGTGCAGGCGGTAATGACCCGGATGGCGGGTATCCTCTCGACGGGCGGGTACTACTCGAACCTCGGCTCCAACGTATTCGAGTGGCGCCCGAAGGTGGTCACGGAAGGCGGCGGCGGGTATGTCCCCACGGAGCAGGCGGAACTTCCAGCCATCCACATCCGCGACACGATCGACGACCCTTCCCGGATGAATGTAAAGGGCGACGAGAGGCACGACCTGTCCCTTGAAGTGGAGATCGCACACGAAGCCGCCGCCACGGGGCGGACGATGCGAAAGCACATCGAGGACGTAAGGAAAGCCGTCGGCACCGACACGACATGGGGCGGACTGGCCCTCGGCACAGTACAGAGTACACCCACGGAAACCGTACGAATACAGGCGGACCGGACATTTTTCCGGTCGCTGATGCACTTTCAGGTCCAGTACACAACCTCGAAACTTTCGGAATCGTAGGAGGAAAATAAAATGGCAAGCAACGCGCAGAATGCCCAGGGGACAATCCTGGAGATTTCCAGCACGGCGGGGGGGGCCAAGACGATCACGGGCATCTCTGCGACCTCCCCGATGATCGTAACCAGCGCGGGGCACGGACTGGTAAATGGGGATGTGGTGGCGATCGCTGGCGTGGTCGGCACGGGCATGGCGACGTACCTGAACGGGAACACCTATGTCATCTCCGACGTGACCACCAACACGTTCGTTCTCGTCGGCACGAACGGACTGACGCTGACCTACACCTCGGACGGGACCGCCACGCCGGATACATGGGCCGAGGTCGGAGAGATCGTCTCCGGCGATGGCTTCGACGGAACCAGTGCCGTCATCACGAAGACCAACCTCGCATCGACCGCTGTGGAGAAGGATGTCGGGTTGCAGGACTTCGGCTCCCTGAAACTTGAGATCCAGATTTACGACGCCGACGCTGGACAGACGGCGATGCGAGCGGCGAAGACCAACCAGACTCAGAAGAATTTCAAAGTGACATATCCCAACGGGGAGACGCGAACGTTCGCCGGGTTCGTAATGTCTTTCTCGGAGAAGTTCGGGGTCGACTCCATCGTCACCGGCTCCACCGAGATCCTCATCGACGGGGTTGTTACCTATGCCTGACCTCAAATAAGCGCGGATAGGGCGACGGCCCGACAAGTAAGGTCATCCGAGCCTTACTTCCGCGCATAATTAATCGGGCACTATCGGAGGTGTGAAATGAGAACGGTTAAGACCATTGAGGTTGGAACAGTATTCGGTAGGTGGACGGTCGTGAATCGGGTGCCTAAGCCAGAGGGGATAAAGAAGGATGGAGCATATTTTCTCTGCAGATGTGCCTGTGGTCGCAAATCAGTAGTCACGGCAAGTAATTTACGGAGTGAACGCAGTAAACAGTGCGGCGTGTGTGGGGTTGCTGGCCTGAAGGCACGAGTGCATGGTCACACAACCGCTAATGGGAAAAACCATCGTAGTCCAACTTGTGGCGCCTGGATGGCAATGAAGCAACGATGCCTTAATCCAAAACATAATGCTTACAAATATTACGGTGGCAGGGGAATTGAGGTTTGTGATCTTTGGATCAACGACTTCGAGAAATTCTTGGCCGATATGGGTGAGCGCCCCTTAGGCGGGACCATAGACAGGAAAGACCCAGACGGGAACTACACCCCGTATAACTGCCATTGGGCAACCCCAACGGAACAGAATTCGAATCTACGCATAAGGAGGGTTGATGCTCAAGGCGTCCGAGTATCGCAAGCGTCTTCGTAAGGTCATTACGCTTCCATCCGGCGGGGAGATGGAGATCCGAAAACTATCCGCTTCGGATTTCCTCTCCGCCGGGGAAATACCGCTTACGTTCCAGGAGGCAATCCGTAGCGGCGACAAGGCGGCGGTCGAGGCCGCGATGAAGGCTGATCCGGGGCTGTCGAAGCGGATCAACAACGCCGTCCTCATCAACGGAGTTGTGTCCATTAAATTGGTGGACAAGTCGCCGAGGGAGTGCTCCGACGACGAGATATCCGTGCATGAGATTGACCCGGTGGATCATAAGTTCATCGTGGACGCCATCTCCGGCTTAAACAACATGAACGCGGAGGCAGGCACATCCATCCGCAGGTTTCCTGAAGAATCAGCCTCTCCAGGTGACGCTGGACGCGATGGCGAAGCGGTACGGGAAGCTTCCGACGGAAATACTTGACCTGGACCTCGACGCTTTCTCGCTGAACAACATCATCTTCGCCATCGGAATTAAGTACGAGGCGTCCTTGAAGAAGGGCCGTCCTGTGACGCTTACGACGTACGTGGACGACGGGATGGAACTTCCGGCGAAACTCGACTCCATCTTCGGGCAGGTATCGGGCCGGAAGAAAACAGGCAAGCGGGGTAAGGGGAGATAGATGGCGAACATCGTTGAGTTGGTCATCCGAGGCAACGACCAGACTACCCGCGCTATCACGTCCTCCGTGCAGGGGCTGAAGGGCATGGAGTCCGTCGTCGACTCCATCGGCCGATCCCTCGCGGGGTTGGTGTCGGTGGGGGCGCTGGCGAACCTTGCGAGATCCGCCATCCAGCTCGGGTCCGACCTCGACGATGCGTCAAAGAAATTCGGCGTATCCGCGTCGGAGTTGTCGAAGTTGCAGTACGTGGCGAAGCTCTCCGGGGTGCAGTTCGAGGACCTTGGTGGCGCCTTCAAGTTCATGGCGAAGTCCATCGCCGAGGCGGAGAATCCGACATCCGACGCAGCGATCGCGTTCAAGGCGATGGGGATCTCCATGTCGGAGTTGAAGTCCCTTTCCCCGAACGAAATCTTCATGAGGCTTGCAGACGCCTTCGCCGGGATGGAGGACGGTGCGAACAAGACGGCCCTTGCGATGGCGATCTTCGGGCGCAGCGGAGCGAACATTCTGCCGGTATTGTCGGAGGGGGCGGCGGGGATTGCGCGGCTGAAGGACGAAGCGAAGGCGATGGGGGTAGCCCTCTCCGAGGATCAGATCAAGAAACTCGACGATTACGGCGACACGATCGACAAGATCGGCATGGCCGCCAAGTCCACCGCCGGGATGCTGCTGGTCGACCTGGTAGACGGGATCAAAGGGGTATGGGCCGAGATCGAGAAACACGGGCCAGCTATCGAGGCGTTCTATGTCCGCATATTCGGCGGAGAATTGTCTCCCGGAAGCCGCGGGATAAAGCAGGGGAAGATCGCCGATATCCTTGTCTCTAATCCGGACGCTCAAAAGAAGGCCGCCCCGAACATCGAGGCGATCAAGAAGGCAGCCGCCGAGGAAACGAAGACCCGCGAGGAAGGCGCGAAGCGGATCCTGAAACTCCTCGGAGCCCAGTCCGAAGCCCTTGCGTCCTTTTACGGCGACGCGACAGAGTTGGCGAAGATAGCCGCCGATGAGGACATCAAGGGATTCGAGGAGCGGCAGAAACTCGAAGCGGATTGGATGAAGATTCACGCCGCGAACGTGGCGAAGCAGGGCGAGATTGACCACGAGGCTCTCGCCGCCGAGATGGGCATCGGTGGTGGCCCCGCCGCCCCCTTCCTCTTCGACGACGCGATGCAGGCCGCGCAAGCCTACGGGAACGTCTCCCTCGCCATCCAGACGATGAACTCCGACCTTGGGGCAACGCAGACTACCCTCGCGGAGAATCAGTCGTGGATCGCACTGTACCAGCAGGCGTGGATGGACGCCAACCTCGCCATCGCGGATTCCGCCGCCTCCCTCTACGGCGGGATGCAGAACTGGATATCCTCCTCCCTGCAGGGACTGATCACCGGAACGATGGCGGTCATGGACGTCCTGAAGAACCTCGGCAAGATGATGCTCTCCATCATCACGGAGTACGTCGCCAAGTGGCTTGTCTCTCGCCTGTTCATGGCGGCGATGGGGAAGACGTTCCAGGCGGCGGAGATAGCGGCGGCGATCACCACCGGGACGGCGGTCGCGGCGGCGTGGGCTCCAGCGGCAGCTCTCGTTGAGATTGCAACCCTCGGTAGTGCATCGGTTGCGGCAGCGGCGGGGCTGGCGTCCACCGTGGCCCTCGCGCAGGCCCTCGCGGTTCCGAAACTGGCCGAAGGGGGCATTGTGAACCGCCCGACGCTGGCCCTCATCGGCGAGAAGGGGCCGGAGGCGGTCGTACCGCTGTCTGGCGGCGGCGCCGGTCAGTCGATTATCCTCCAACTCGACGGAGAAGTGCTGGCGCAGTGGTTCCATAAGGCGGGACGCACCGGCACGCTGAGGCTCGTTCCGGCGTGAGGATTTTCTACGACAACCTCATCGACCTTTCTGCGACGGTTATCACCGCCGGGTCCGAAGCCGCAGACCTGCCCGCATCAAACGTCCAGCACCCGCACCGGGGCAAGGTGTACCGAACGGGAGTTAGTGCCGCCGCAGAATGGATAAAATTCGATCTTGGATCAGCGCAGGCGGTGCAGGCGGTAATTCTGCTGGATCACACGCTCACCGCGTCGGACACCACGATCAAGTTACAGGGGAACGCGACGGACTCTTGGGGCAGCCCTTCCGTCGACGAGACGATCACCTTCAACGCCGGGACGATGGTCCTGTACCTCTCCGCGGAGCAGACGTATCGCTGGTGGCGAGTCATCTTCACGAAGTCGGCCGCGGGGGAGACGCGGGACATCGGGCGCGTGTTCCTCGGGCCGTACGTAGAATGTACCCAGTCCTTCCGGTACGGGGATGCCGAGATCAAGCCGGTCGACCTGTCGGAGACGGACCGCGCGCTTGGCGGGCAGACGTTCTCCGAGATCAAGCCGATCTATAACGAGATCAAGGGGTCGTTCTACTGGATCGACGACACTCAGGCGACGCTGCTCAAGTCCCTCTCCGATACGGTAGGGACGCACACTCCGTTCTTCCTGTCGATCGACCCGACGAACAAGGGATACGACCTGCTATATTACGGCAAGTTCAAGCAACTGTCCGCGCAGAAGATCGAGCACACGTACGGCGGATATAAGTGGTCGGTCGGGTTTGAGATGGCCGAGGAAGCATGAGCGTCTTCACTGGCCGCCTCGCATACCCGAACCTGAAGAAAGTTGTTCTCCTCGAACTGACCGCCGGGGAGCATCTTCGGCATTGGACGCTCGACGCCGGATCGGTCTATTACGCGACTACGGTTGCCGGGCCGTCTCGGGCTGTTACCGACATGCGCGAAAACGGGGCATCGCTGACCGAGGGGGCGTCGACCTCTCTCTCCGCCGGCCAGTGGTACTGGGATCAGGCCGCGGGCCGGGTGTATGTCTGCTGCACCGGGTCTGTGTCCCCGTACACACTGACGCTTCAGGCCATCATTCAATTCTGCTTCTCCGACACGGGTCGCATCTACAACGGGATCTATTACGACCCACGCCTGACCGCGCTCCCGTCTCTGTCCATGAAGATCGAGCGGGAGTTTGGGAGGCCCGGCGTACTCGGCACCGGGAATGTGGAACTCGCCAACGGGGACGGGTTCTTCGATGCGCTCTCGGACCTCCAGTGGGATGCGGGCACGGCTACGGTGAAGATGGGGGCTGACGATCCCCTCTTCTACCGGACGCCCGACCTGTCGCTGGAGGACGGGTTCCTGTCGAACGACGGAGAGGACGGGTTCCTATCGGATGAGCCGCTGGACGGGTTCCAAGCGCCGTCGTCTACCCTCGGTTCCCGTCTCGCCCGCGCGGAGTGCGCCTACGCGGACTTCGACACGATCGGCGTTTTCCGCGTCTCCGGGTGGTCGAAGAAGGACCGGGCGTTCGTCCTGCAACTGGAGGACAAGCGCAAGGATTTAAAGAAGAAGATCCCGGCCGATTTTTACGGACGCACGACGTATCCGAACATGGAAGAGGACTCCATCGGGGATCCGATCCAGATCGCCTACGGGGTCATCTACGACGTGCGGCCCGTGTGTATCGACCTGCCCCTCTTGAAGTTCAAGGTGGCCGGTCACGCCGTCAAGGATTTTACGGGTTGCCGCGTGTTCGACGGCACGACGGAAGCCTGGACGGATGTCGCGTTCGCATCGACGGACGAGGCGAACGGGGAGTTCACTCTCTCAGTAGACGATTGGGATCGACAGGCGTCGGTGGCGGTGGATTTCTCTGGAAGGGTAGATACCGCCGGGGACCTGATGGACAACGATGCGGATGTCGTAGAGGACATTCAGACGACGTACCTCGGGGTCGCGGAATCGGAGATTCACGCGGCGTCGTTTACCGAATCGGCAAGGCGTCTCTATCTCGGCACGGACCCGGACGGGAATCCGGTCAACGCCCGTCGCGTGTCGCTCTATTTGAACAAGGCCGAAGATGCGACGAAGATATTCGAACGGATCAACGGGTTGGCCGGATCGTACCTGTTCCCGGACGCCTCCGGGGTCTATCGGTATAAAGTATTCGAGCCGGAGCCGGGAGATTCCGTCGAGACGTTCGACGAATCGAAAGGCGACCTCTTCTCCTTCGTCGAGGACGTGACCGCCGAAGAGATCGTCTCTTCCGTGCGGGCGGCGTACCAGCGCCGGGCGCAGCAGGATTATCCGCAGGTTGTCCTCTACGAGAGGGCCGAGGCGCAATACCTCCAGGGAGCAACAGCGGCGGTCCTGCTCGACGAGGACGTACCGTGCGACCGGATGAGCGATGCGCTTACGTGGGCGCAGCGGGAAGCGAGGCAGAAAGGGGAACGGCGCCGGGTCTACAAGGCCGCTGTATCTCATCGAGGATGGCCGATCCTGCCCGCGCAGCAGATCCGAATCGTCTACGAGCGGCACGGGATCAACCAGGTATTCGAGGTCCTGGAGGTAAAGCGGAACCTGTCGAACACGCTCCGGGTGGAGTTGGTCGTCGGGAACCTTCACGGGTTCGGCGTTCAGGCCGGGTTCCTGTCGGACGATGCGCCCGTGTTCCCGGACTCCCTTGGCGGAGCGACCGCCGCGGCATGGGACGATACGTGGTCGGACGACCTGAAAGCATGGGCGCGGCAGAACGTCGGGTATATCTCCGATGACAACGGGTTCGCGGACGCGACGGACCCGGAATCGTTCAATACTTTCATCGTGGTATAGGGGGCGTCGATGGCGTGGACTGATATCGCAAAGCGGGCCGTCGGCGACTGCATCCCGAAGTCGTGGCTCGACACGTTCATCGACAACCTCGTACATCTCTACAACTCCGCAGGAGGAAGCGGCACCGGGTCAAGCGGGTCCCTCCAGAACGGCTCCTTCGAGAACGACACGGACGCGGACGGCATACCGGACGGATGGACTCGCACTCTTTACACCGGCGGGTCCTTCGCCATCGAAACTACCGCTCCGGCGCACGGCGCGAAGGCGATCAAGTTCACCTCTCCCGGTGGCTCCGGGAACGGTGGAGGGTACATAGAAAATGATGATTATATTCTCTGCTCCGAGGTCCGCCCGGTAGTGTTGCGATGGGTCATGTGGGGGACGGCGGACGTAAATAATCTGGTGGATATCCTCTTCTATGACAAGGCGAAGGGATATCTGTCCACGACGAACCTGTACACAAACGCGGCCACAAACCCCACCACGGCCACGCAGAAACATTACTCCGTAACCCCCCCCGCCGATGCACGGTATTTCAGGATCCGGTTGACCGGCTGCAAGAACGACGACACGACGGCGGGGTCTACGTACTTCGACGATGTGGCAATAGGCACAAGTATAGGGAGCGTCGTGGGATATGCGGAGACAGCCGCGAGTGAGGATCGTCCTGCGGATCGCATCCATATAGCGACCTCCTTGTCCTCCGTCGTGTTTACCGCACTGGACAACACATGGGTATCCCTATCCGGTGCGAAGGTGGGTGTCGCGGGCGGGGGGGATGTCATTATCGATCTAAGGGATAGCGCAGGCAATTCACGGCTCACCGTGACGCTTGCTTTGCCATTGGGCACGTACGCTATCTATGCATCCGCAACCTGGTGGACTTACGCAGTCGGTACGGCGTCGGAACACTATCTCACCGCGATGGCGATCCGGCAGGAGGTTTAGGTGAAACTTATCTTCGTCGAAGGGAATTGCGTGAAGCGGATCAGCGGGGATGCGGTGCCGGACGTGCCTGGTGCGACGGTAGTCGACGAGGCGCCCGGGATAGTTGGCGTTTCGCTGCGCCTCATCAAGTTGGTCGACGGCGCTCCCGTGGCCGTGCCTCCGCCCGCCGAAGAGATAGCAGCGCAGGAAGCGAAGGCCGATCTCGATGCGTTCCTTCGCAAGGCATTCCTCGCTGCGTTCAATCACGAGAACCGTCTGCGCGTCCTCGAAGGGAAACCTCCCGTCACGCGGGAGCAGTTCAAGGCGGCGTTATGATGCTTTCCTTTAACTCCTTCTTGTTCCGCACGCCCCGCCCGTGGGGGGCAAGGTAGTGGCGACTGAGCGTATCTATCCGGCGGGCGACGGGGCAATAGCATGGATTGAAGTAAACACGGACAATGTAGGGACAAATCACTATTTAAGAGTCGATGACCCGTACGGAAGTTACAATGATGCATCGTCGGACGCATTGTACGCGAATGCTGGCAACGTCGATATTTACACGATGGCGAACGTCGCCGCCATGGGCGCGGGAGACACGGCTACTGATCTTACCGTCTATCTAAGGATTCAATCGCCTATAGGGTCATCGGAGACGATGCAGGTATCGTACTCCCTGAACGGAACCGACTGGACGCAAATCGGAACGAACATAGTCCTCAACGAAATATCCTACACGGAATATACGAGGACGGTTTCTGGCCTTTCGCTTAGTCAAGGCGACGTAAATAATCTTCAGATAAAGATTCAACGCACCGCAGGATCGAACGATATACGGATATCCGCGTTAAGCGTTCTGGTGACATATACGGAGGCGGGCGGGAGTGCGATACCCGTATTCATGCACCATCTGAACATTTTAGCGGGGAACTAATATGTACCTAAAGGTCAGTACAGCGTACACGTTCCGACTCGGTCCTTTCGTCGATTCCGCGGACGGCAATACGGAGGAAAACGCTCTCACCATCGCAGCCGCGAGCGTCCTTCTTTCAAAGGCTGGTGGAGCATTGACCGCGAAGACTGAGGCAACCGCGCTTACAGGGACGGGGGCAAACGCGCATTATACCTGCGTGCTCGATACTACGGATACCAACACGGTCGGGACTCTCCGCGTTTGGGCGCACATTACCGGGGCGCTTGCCGTTTACAAGGACTTCATGGTCCTTCCTGCGAACGTGTACGATTCGCTTGTTGCGGGATCGGACCTATTGCAGACCGACGAGACGCAATTACTCGGAACGGCAATTTCAGCCCCGGCGACGGCGGGCTTGCACGACGTGAACGTGAGGCAGATATCCACGGACGCCACAGCGGCAGACAACTGCGAACTTATGTTCGACGGCACCGGATACGCGGGCGGGACGGCGAAACTGAAGGTAGACGTTGAGACGATAAAGACGCAAGCTGTCACCTGCGCGGCCGGAGTTACTGTCCTTGCATCCGTTGGCACCGCCGCGACTTCCACGGCGCAAACCGGCGACTCGTTCCCGCTGGTGTCAACGGAGGTGGCGGAAATCTACGCAGCCGTCATCACCAACGCGGCTGGAACAGACATAGCGGCAGACATCATAGCCATGAAAGTGGACACTGCGGCGATTCTCATTGACACCGGTACAACGCTCGACGGAAGAATACCAGCCGCGCTTGGAGCGGACGGATTTATTAAGGCATCCGTGTTCGGAATGATGGGCACCGCCCTCACGGAAACGGCGGGACAGATCGCGGCGGCGTTCACGAAGTTCTTCAACAAGGCGTTTCCTACCGGTACCATCAACAGCATCCCGGACGCGGTCGCGGGCGCGGCTTCCGGGATCGCAATCGTCGGATCGGAGATGGCCGCGAACGTGACGAAGGTGAACGGAGTCGCGCAGACGGCCACGTTGGACACGCTGAAAACGGTTGTAGACACTATCCAGGCCGACACGGATCTGCTGGATGATGCTATCGGCGGGCTGGCCGATATTCATACGGACGTGGCGGCGGTGAAGTCGGATACAGCGGCAATCCTGTTGGACACCGGGACTGATGGGGTGGTCCTGCCGCAAGCGCAAGCCGACAAAGTGTGGGGAACGGCGGCGCGTATCCTGACGGCTAACACGAATTTCAACGATCCGACGGCGGCCACCATCGCAGATGCGGTATGGGATGAACTGGTTACAGGTCACGATGGAGCGGGCAAGGCGGGCGCACAGTTATGGACCGACATCGACGCCATCGCTGTAGACGTTGCCGGGTTGGATGGCGCGGCCATGAGGGGAACTGATTCCGCCGCTCTTGCCTCCGTCTGCACAGAGGGTCGCCTGTCCGAACTCGACGCGGCAACCGGCGGGAAGTTGGCGAACGTGGCCGATGTCATCGCGGTAGATGTCGCTGGACTGGACGGAGCCGCCATGCGCGGGACAGACAGCGCGGCACTTGCGAGCGTCTGCACGGAAGGGCGCCTTGCGGAGTTGGACGCCGCGAACCTTCCGACCACGACGGACAATATCCTGACGGACACCGGTACAACTCTCGACGGAAGAATCCCTGCCGCGCTCGTAGGTGGCCGCATGGACTCCAACGCTTCGGCCATCGCCGGGGTGTCCGCGGCAGCGACGAACCTCGCCGCATCCGCCGGAGTGATCTACATCGGTTCCGTGACCGGAGCGACGGCGGCTACCACGCTGATCGACTCCGCGCTGACGCAAGCGGCGACGGATTTCTGGATCGGGAGAATCGTCATCTTCACCAGCGGCACGCTGAAATACCAGGCAAGCGCGATTACAGCATTCGACCCGGCGACGGACAAGATCACATTCGACGCCATGACAGGCGCGGCGTCTTTGGCCGATACCTACGTGATCGTCTGACCTATGGCGGTAACGCAACTCATCGGGAGCGCGACCCCGGGACGGCGGTACGGATCATTCTCTGGGAGGGTGGAGTCCATCCTCACCCCGTCGAAGACGTACACCGCCACGCCCCGCAAGCGCACCTACTCCGCGCAGACTCGCGAAAGGGTCTACGAAGCCACGCCCCGCAAGCGCACCTACTCCGCGCAGACTCGCGAAAGGGTCTACGAAGCCACGCCCCGCAAGCGCACCTACTCCGCGTGAGGTAATCGACATGGGAATCCGATACGGCGACGGCCCTAAGCAGCCCGGGGAAACAATCATCTATGGGATGACGTTCACTCCCGGCGATGCCATCGCCACGGGGGACACGCTCACGGGATCCCCCACGGTGGTCATCACGCGGCTATCTGATTCTGTGGTCGTCACCTCCGATGTCGTGGGACCGCCCGCGATCACGGGGATGCTGTCCGGATCGGCGTCACGTTCCGGGAACACCGTCTCCGCGAAGATCATCGGCGGGACGGATGGACAATCGTACAAGATCACCTATTCCTGCGCGACGACGCTCGGGGAACTGGTCGAAGAGGATTTCATCTTTCTGGCAAAGGAGCTGTAAATGCGCAGACTCTACGCTCTCATCCTCGCCACCCTCATCTCCTCGCTGATCTTCGCCCCCGTGTTCGCGGTAGAGCAGCGCAAGGTCACTCAGGAAGATATCGAATGGGGAAACAAGGACAACACTGTAGTCTCCCCCGGTGGGCATACCGGCCACAAGATCCCCCGCCACTACGATAACAACGCCTTCTCCGACAACACGACCTTGTACGCCAACGACCTCATCACGAAGGGTCCGTGGGTGGACGTGAGGGCGCATGGGACTATCACGACAGACATTGGAGCCGCTATAAATGCAGCGTTAGCCGCCAATCCAAATGGGATTGACCTTCGTTTACCAAGAGGTAATTTCCCTTGCTTAACTCAAATAAACTTGGATCTCATAGATACAAACGGTGTCGTTAAAATAACAGGGATCGGTACGACCGGAGAGCCCTCAACTGATAATAATTGGGCCACCATTATAAACGGAACCGGCTTAGGTGTCCCGGTCATGGTTGGAGGCAAAACGAAAGATAAGCCGAATATATTCCTTCGCGATTTTGTCATTCGTGGAGGAGATTCCGATGGTTTGGTGTTGGGTACTACTGCGTATGTCACTACTCATAGTTTCGTTGAGAATATAACAGTTCAGGGTGTTTCTGGATGGGGAATAAAGATTTATAGATCTTACGGGTCTTGGATAAACAAAATATACGCGAACCAATGCGGCGACGGGATCTACCTTTATCAGAACAATGCGTCAATTTTTGGCATTGTAACGGCAAGAGAAATTCTTGGAACTACATCGGCATATTCCATCAGTATTGAGCAAGGATGGGGCTGGAGTATAGGCACCATTTACTCTGAAGCAAATCATAAGGGGGCGTTTAGAATTGGAGCGCATGTGTCAAGTCTTACGATTGGGGCGATTTATTCGGAAGGCAACAATGCAGACAATGTAGCGGTGTATGAATTATTAATAGGAGAAACGGCCGTTCCCGCTTTGTCTACAAATATAAAAATATTAAATGCTTACCTTGTCGGGCATGCGCTGGGTTATGATTACACTGGAGCGGTTATCGGAGTAGGGAAGGTAAATGGGCTGGATATTAGTTTTCATAACTATTGGGTGCCAGCAAAAATATTGAAGTTAATATATAACAATGCGACCAATACCCCATTAACTATCAGAGACGCATCTACAGCAACGTCTTCGATTGATTTATCTAACGCCTATCCAGATGGTGGAATTATATCTATCATCGGAGGTTCAATAGAGTCGTCCGCAGTTACCCTTCCAACCACTGTTCAAGTTATGACATTAGGAGGGAAGAATATTAGCATCGCTGGAATATTTAACAAAACAGTAACGGACAACGGGAGTACCATATTAGGGGTTAATGAGAGGCATGTATATTGCAATACAGCCACCGGGAACCAAACGATATACTTCCATGGTTCGTCGTATACAGAAGGTGTTGACTTCACCATCACGAAAACATCAAGTGATAACAATACGGTAACAGTTGGAACTATTTACGATAGTGGTGTTGTTGGTACTACATTACTTACGGCACAATGGAATTCCGCAACCTACAGATATGATGCAGTTACGACACAGTTTGTTACGATAGGAAAGAACTTCTGATGCGCGCTTCCTTCCCCGCCATCTCCTTCGTCCCCGAAAGGGAGGATAGATGACCCGCACCCAGCTGATCGCGCAGTTGCAGGAGGGTAGATGAGATCCAATTTCCGCGACTGGTTGACGAACCTTCGAGAGGACGAAGGGTTCAAGTCGAACGACTCCCGCGACCCGGGGAAGCGCACTGTACATGGGATATCGGAGGTCTACCATCCCGAGATGTATAGGGATGGGAAGGAACCGACGCTGGCGGACCTGCCGGAGTTCTACCTGAAGAACTACTGGATTCCCGGCGGGTGTGATTCCCTGCCCTTCCCGCTCGACGTGAACCATGCCGACGCCTGCGTCAATCCGGGGATCGGCGCAGCCATTCGGTTCCTACACGACTCGGGGGAACATAAGGATGTGCTGTGGCGCACCACGGAGTACATTTTTTTGAGGCAGGAATATTACCTCGACCGGATACTTAAGAGCCCCAAGATGCTATATGCGGTGCGGGGCTGGATGCTCCGGTGCATCCGATACTGGAAATATACCGTCGGGAACATGCTCGCCATGAAGGAATTGGGATGAAAGACGCCATCTGCACCTGCGCGTATTGCGGCGAGGAGATGACGTGGGAGGCGTACCGGGCGCATATCGCCGAGTGCCGCCGCAAGCATGGGGGCGATGACGGCTTGTGGCGGGATGTTGCGCTCATCCTCGCCGTCCTGTTGCCGCTCCTTGGCCTGCTGTCCATGTCGTGCGGATCTCCGGGGGGGGCGCCTGCCCCAGTGGACAACACGGAGACGCTGCGATGGGTACAGGAGCCGCTGTACGCCGACAACACGCCGCTGGACTTGCGCCGGGACATCTCATGGTACGAGATCCACCTGTCCGACAACGCTGTGTGGGGCGACAATACGCTCCGTGCGGCCCTTGCGGGCGTTGACGACGCGGGCGTGCCGGTCAGCACGTTCGATCTTGCGCTGCTGGCGGCCTATGGGATCGGCCCGGGAGACAACGGCTGTTACGTCACTGTGCGGTCCATATCGTCCGACAACATATCATCCGGCTACGGGATACCGTGCTGGTGGGAGGGAAAGTAATGAAGAAACGATTGCTCGTTTTCGCGCTCTGCATCCTCGCCGTTCTGGTGCTCGCCCGGCACGCCCGGGCGGAGACGGTCACGTGGTCCAACCCGACAGAGTATACGGATAGTTCCGCCATCCCGACTACGGCGCAGGCGACGATCACCACGAAACTGTACAAGGGGCTGGATCATGTCACGTGGGGGTCGGCGTTTGCAACGATCACCAGCGGAGGGACATCGTGGACGGGTCCACTTGGGGTGGCGCCGGGAGGGACCATCTATGTGTCGGCGACCTCCACGATCCCGGCGGAGGGCGTCGAGAGCGGGTACGCGCCGTATTACACGTGGGCCGTCCCCTACGTCGCGCCGAAGACGCCGACCGGCATCGGCATCACAAGGCAATGAGTGACAGTCTCCAATAGTGACCAATAGATGTAATCGCTTTGAGGGAGGGTGGGATGAGCGCAAAGATCCTCGACTGGATCAAGATGAATCAGGCGTTCGTAACCGGATTTGTACTCGGATTGATCGCCGGAGGCGTCCTCGGGATGCTCGGGGCGTGGCTGAAATAGATGGACCTGAAGAAGATCGCCGCCGCGATCATCGCACTTACCGTCATCATCGGTACCGCCTACACGATCGACGGGCGATGGGTACGGAGCGCCGTATTCGCCGAGGGAATGTCCGAGGTCAAGACGCGCCAGTATCGGTTCGAGGAACGCGGCATACAGAAGGACATCAACGATCTGGAAGACAGGCTGGAAAGCCCGCAGCTACCCGAGAAGCGGCGGGGAGTCTACCAGCAGCGGCTCCGCGAGTTGAAACGGGACTTGCAGGAGATCAGAGAAGAGAAGGCGGCAACGCAGATGAAGGGAGGCGGGAAATGAACGAGTGGGGGATTGCCGCGGACATCCGTAAGATTATATCCGACGACAACGGGAACCTGTCCTCCAAGCGCGTCCTCGCTATCGTTTGGGGACTGGGCGTATTCTGCGTGTGGGCCGCCGTCAGTGTGAAAAAGGGCGAGATGGCCCCACTCGCATGGGAGCACGTTGGGATCATCCTCTCCCTTGCGAGCGTCGTGGCGGCTGGCAAATGGGGCGAGAAACCGGCGGGCACACCATGAACCTCGATCCGAAGGGATTCGCTCCGAACGAACCTCTATCGAATCACGCGGTACAGGCGTTCGTCCACAAGGACTGCCCGCTATCGCCCCGAATGTGCTTCGGGATCGCCACCGGGTTCGGCGGGGTGCCGATCAACATCTGTGAGTTTTTCAAAGATGAATCGACGGCGGAGGCGCCGAAGGCGGAATGCACCTACCTCGTTGACGGGCCATAGGAGAAACGATGGATTGGAAAAAGATCGGCTCATCTGCGATGTCGAACAACGTGGTCGTCATTGCCCTGATCGTAGCGGGGCTTATTGCCTACGCCAAGTATGCTCCCGATTCGATGAAACCGTGGACGAACGCGCCGCAACCAGCAAGCCAGCCGAAGGACCCGGCGGCGA